TTATTGTAGCTCTTTTTCTCTTTGTTGAATATATTCTTTGATTTGCTTAAGATCTTCCTTAGTAGCTAGTTTAAGAATAAAATTTTTAGCAACTGAACGTTTAGTAATGTAATTCTTTCTAGATCTATTTTTTGCATCCCATTTTGCATTTGCTTTTTTACGTGCTTCACTTAACTCAGCCATATGCTGTTCTCCTTAAAATACTTTGATTAATTTCAACAATGAAATAATAAGTACAAGAAATATACTAATTAATAATGCTCTTTTTGGATAAAATGCTAAAGAATATTTAACATTTTTACTATTACGTGATATTTTCAAATTTTTCATTTGTAAAATGCCTTTCAATCAATTAAGATTAAATACAGAGAAAAGGAAGGGAGTACCGTTCCCTCCCCTTTCAGGTATTACCAATTAAGGGTAATTTCAAAAACTACAAACCAGAGGTTTATTTTGAAGTGAACTCTGATTTGTGGTTTTTATTTTGTTCTTTTTTCATTTCATCACCTCCTAACTTCCATATTTCTTTCCTCCTTTCACTTATTATAATACACGCTATAACGTGTAATGTCAATAGAATTTATAATAAAAATACAAAAGAGCCACCCCAGAGCGTAAGCTCTAGAGTGGTCTTGAATCATTAATAGAAATACCACCTGCAATTATGGTCAACTGAATATTTCAAAAAATTATAAAAAGTATTAATTGCTTTGGTATGTGAACTTTTATCATAATCACTAGTGTCAATATAATTAAAGATAGTTCTTAATGTATGGCTTGTTAAAGTTTGACCGATATAAAATGGTTGAGTTAATAAAACAAAAGCTTCTTGATATTCATTTTTTAAGGCACCTTTGTCAAAGCAAAGAACTATCAAATTCATAGTGGGCTGATATTTGTAAATTTGAAAGGGAATATTGAGTGCTTTCAGTAAATTAATTCTCAAATTTTCGTAAGATATATAGTCATATTCTAATTCTTTTAATACTTCTTCTTTACTTGGATCTAAAGCTTGAATTACTAATCCCATAGTTTCACCTCATTTATAAAATTATAACGCAAAAAAAGCCACCCCAGGAACTTAATCCTAGAGTGGCTCTTTTTAATTATTTAACTTTACAAAATTTAGCTGGAATCCATTGCTGATCAGTTCCAATCTTATAACATTTCATACCTTTAATAGTCTTTTCAGCCCATACTTTCCAACTAGTATTAGTCTTAATGTATTTTTGATAATGACCTTTGCTGTCTAATAATCTTACTTTCCAGTTAGGATCATTATTGATTACCGGCACATAAATAATTCCAGTTAATGCAGATTTTTCATGATTAACTGACTTTTTAGGTTCTGATTTAGTACTTTTTGACGTTTTAACACTGGTTTTAGCTGCATGAAGATCAATTAAACTAATATTACCGTCCACACCTAATCCATGCCAATTGTCTGTAAATTGCCAGATAGCAATGCCATCCATTGATGGGAAATTATTAAAATTAGGCTCATCAATTCGACCCATTGTGGCATATGAGGCAATCCATAAGCATGTACCATATTTATCAGTAATTTGCTTACTGTGAATGTTGTTCCGCATTAAAGAAGCTCCTGAATAAAGCCCGACATGATAGCCTGCTTGATCACACACTTTCATGAAGGCTAAAATAGCCCGTGTACTTGGTCCTTTACCTGCAACTACAGAATTACCGTCACCAGTTTCCCAATCAAGCCATAGGTATCTCTTTTTACTAATATTGACCGCTTTAGCCCGACTAACAAACCATTTAGCTTCTGCTTTAGCTTGTTTTACTGAAGCTCCAAAGTTAGCAAAGTGATAAGCATGTACAAACATATGATGAGCATGAGCACTCTTAATTTGCATTGTTGCCTTAGGGTTAAAATAGCCCGTTCCTTCAGTTAGCTTAACAATTACAAATTTAGCACCTGCAACATGATAACTACTTAAACTTGTTGGATTAAAACTGGCAACATCCACACCGTACTGTCTAGGCATTGCTGGTCACGTCCTTAATTGGTTCAGTTGGTTGCACAATTTCACTATTAGGAACATCTTTAGCAATTTCAGGTGTACTAGTATCAGTTACGGTATCATTAGCAATATTCATTGCGTTTACTGCCTTTTCAATCGCACCGTTAACAGCATTTGGTGTCACGTTCTTAATGCCAAACCAAGCAAGTCCTTGAGTAATAATCTCACTCGCAAATTCTCTCTTCTCTTTGCCAGAACCACCGATATATTCAGCTTCATGCACTGCATTAGTAGCAAGCTTGCCTAAAACATCTAAGGCTTGGCCAGCACGAGTAGCACGGTTAATCTTTGCCTTATCTTTAGCATAAACGCCAGCAATAATAGCAATCAAGTAGCTTGCTACAGTAATACCTAAATAAATCCAATCTTTAATTGTCACGATCATTCAATTCCTTTCTTAATTTGTCATTTTCAGCTTCTGCTTTAAGCCATCTTTTACGATATAACTCAGCGTCTTGGGACTTTCTCTTTAAATCCTCGTCTTTTTCTTCAATAATCTTAGCAAATGAATTTTGCTTTGAGCTGTTAAAAGCTTTATAGAACAGGGTTACTGCTGTAATTAAACTACCAATGGCAGTGAGGATATATCCAATTCCATTCACACTTACAACACCCACTTTCAGGCATCGCAAGCGGTCAAATAGATAAAACCAAAAATGATTAAATCTCCCCATGCTGAGTGTCCCATACGATAGTATGGCGTAAATGCACCGTGAGTCAGTTGTATCAAAGCTAAAGCCATACATACAACGCCAGCCATCACTAGCAGTATTTTAGTGATAATAATTATTTGTATTTTCGTTTTGGTTTTATGGACGTAAGGTGTAACAAAAGCAAATGCCATAAGTAACACACCTAATGCAATTAAGCCAATCGCTACATACTTGCTGTTCTCATACTGCTTCCACTGTGGAGGATAGATAAAGTACTTAGTATCCTTTGTTAGCAGCAAACCTTTACCCAAAATAAAAAGTCCGATTAGAATTTCAGAATATCTCACATTAAGCTTGGCTTTGATCTTCTCCAGATCTTGTTGCATCGTTATCGCCCACAATCTTCTTAAAATCATCTTCAGATAGAGAGCCATCTTGCACTTGGCTTTCTAAAAACATACGGTCAAAAAAGCCAGCTTGATAGCCAAATTGATAAATTTCAAACATAATTACTCTCCCTCCTTAGGTGTAGCAGTGGTTGCTGGTGTTGGCGTTGCCTTAAGTGATTTAATGTCTGCACTTAAAGTACCTAGTTGACCTGCAATCATCGTAACCATTTTAGTTAACTGATCATTCTTAACACTCTCTGCAGTCTTAGCCTTAGCACTCTCATCTTGTTGCTGCTGAATTGCTTCAACCCTGTCTTTAATCTTGGCTAATTGGTTAGCTACCCCACTTGTGGAGTTTTCCAGCCACTTGCCGGTTGACCAGTTAAATTTAGGACTAGTTAAACCAGTTGGAACATCAACAACAATTGGATAGCGATTGAAATCTTGTTTTTCTGAAAGTAAGACTGGTTCACAGTCATGTTTTTCATCTGATCTGTATGCCAATTGTACAAACAGGCCGTTACCAACTTGTTTCTTCATTTCATTTGCTTTGTCTTGCCAATTCTTGTTTTCTTCCACAGTAGGTGTGGAGGTTTGTGTTTCTTCTACCATAATTAATTTTCCTTTCTTAAATAATTCAATGTATTTTTCTCAGAAAAAACAGACCCCTTGAGCGACAAGGGATTCCGCTGTTTTGTATTTTTCTCAGAAAATAAAAGCCCCAGGTGGGGCGTTCTCGTTAACGTTTGTCATAAACGATAGTCTCCTTACTTATCCCTCAATTACTAAATTAACAGTGTGCTTAAATTTTAGTTCCCAGGTATTGACACCAGTAAATCCATCATTATTACCCACAAGGAAAATGATATATTTTGCATTACCAGTATTAAAAGTTGCACTTGAGCCATTCTCCCAATTGGCGCTTGGATTATAAACTTTAGACCCTGCTTGAGGAGAGTCCACCAAGTAATACATCCATAGAAAATTTTTATTTGTTAATGGATTAACTTCTACAGAAACTGTCTCGTTCGGATACACTTTAATGAATTTAGATACAAATCTTGTACCGCTTGCTGTTGGATCATTAATTATTAAAGTGTTTTTATATCCTGGTACAAACATAGTCTTAGGCACCCAAGACATTACATTTTCAGTAATATTGTTACGTATAGTTTCAAAGCTCTTCCCTTCTATTGATATAAACATCTTAAACCGCCACCTCCTTCACGAAAGTGGTGTAATCATTGATGTAAAGCCTATAGCGGAGCTTTACCCCCCCCATTTTGGATTCCAAGGCAGATAAACGGTTACTTAATGCATCATAGTCTGACCTCATTACATAATCTTTAATCGATGGGATCCATTTAGGGCAATGCGTTCCTTTGACCATCGTCATTGATCCTATATAGAACGTTCTGTTATTTGCGCTTTCAATTCTCAATCCAAAAGGATTTTTAACATTATGATCCGAGTTTGCTACTGCTGTGATTGTTATCCAAGACCAAGGAAGTTCAGATTGTGAGCTTTTTATAATGTCGTGCCCAGAAAGAGTCACAACTTGGCCATTAATTGTTTTATGTAAGATACTTCCATCGCCGCCATTTGAATCTAATGTATATGCTTGAAAATAAACGTCATTTTTATTTGTAGGTGAAAAGACATATGCGCCCAAAGTAAAAATATCACCAGCTTTAACAAACAACTGCTTTTGGAATGTTCCTGCCCATGGTGCAAAATTGTGAAAAGCAATATTGCCATTAGGATCTAATTTTGTATCAGTTAAATTTTTATTTAGGTAATTATAACCAGCGCTCTCCCAATTAGTGCCTGAAAAATCAGATGTTCCAACATATAGATTAGTTTGTGGAATATCCTTCTTTTCTGCCAACTGAATTGGGTTCTTAGCTCCTTTTAGAAAAATGCTTGCCATTATGCTACCTCCAATCTTGTGGAAGTAGCTAAAGCCTTGCGCCAGTAAGAATGTAGGCTATGCGTTACCCCCCCGATTTCAAGTGCGTGCCAGGTATTCCATTGAATCGGATCTCCGCCTTTAGTTCTTACAAACAATTTAGAATTTGTATCAATTACTAATTGGAACATAGCAGGAGCACTTGGTATAAATTTTGCAGTAATATATTTTGCCCATGGAGCGGTAGCATTAGGAGAATTAATTGGCTTTTCACCCCATGAAGCATAAATTCCAGGTTCAAGAGAGTTTAAATCAACATGACTATCAATCTTAACAATTTGATTGCTATTAACGAGAGCTGATAGCAGACTGTGAGCATTTAAAAGCTCTTCACCTTTAGCAAAAAATCTAGCCATTGTAAAGCACCGCCTTTCCGCGGTACCAGTGGGTTAGGAGACTACTGAGTACCCCCCCGATTTGCTTTTTTAGGTCTGAAATTTCTTGTTCTAATCGTTGGATGTCAGACTTCCACGCAATGTAATCTTCCCAGCCACCTAATGCCGTATTATTAATGCCGTTTAAAGATGTAATTTTAGCTTTATGGGCAAAAGAATTAATACTAAAGATCTTAATTGTATCCTTTCCACCAAAAGCTATTGCATCAGAATAATTATCAGCAAAAGCACCATTTACATTGCTAGGAAATTCGTCTCTAATAACCATCAAATGTCCATCAGAGTCATTAACTCCAAGCTGCTTAACCAAGTCTTTATAATCTGCTGGATTTTGTGAACCTAAATGCTTATACAAAGGTGTATCCACATTTACTTTCTTATCAAAATCCTTCTGGCTGACATCATTTAAAATCTGCTTGCCATTTTCATAGATTTGAGTCATATGTTTTCTCCTTTCAAAAATAAAAACGGCAGCTATTCACTGTCGTTGCATAAAATCGTTATCGTTAGTGTTATCAATTCTTCTTATAAGCATAAGAATTATCCTAACCTCTTTGTTTCTATGGCTCCATCCTTAATAATGTATTTCTTTACATCGTCATATTTAACCCAAACCATATATAGGAAGGGTGCCTTTACTTCAGCCGAATCCATTGTCCAACTATTATCATCTGTGGCGTTGTAAAAGACCCCTAAAAATAAGGTATCTTTAGCACGATAATTAACATTATCAGGTGTAATAGCTAAATTATTAGCAGGGATAATTGCTTCACTTAAAATAGTAGAATTATTATAATTATCCCCCCAGTTTCTGGGGTCGTTATCTTTCATTGCCAAAAAAGCGTTAAAAATTTCATCTTTTTTTATTGTGTCATATGCAAGCCAATCAAAAGTCGTGATTTTTTCATTGGTCTTTCTGTATTTAGACCAGTCAATTGCTTGTCCAATTAAGTTAGGCATACATTCCGTATTACTTAATTGATAAATTCCATCTTTTGACGTTGTTATTGGATAATAATCGGTGTTCTTATATCCAAGCATCTTTGTTTCAGCCATTACGCAACCACCTTTCTAGTGCACTATATATACGATATGTTCCTTGTTTTTCTGCTCTGCCGGCAGTTTATTGTAGTCAGCTTCTGAGATTTCTACACCATGTGTTGCAGCGTCTAAGTCTGTCTTAGTAGCATAATTGTTTTGCATTTGAGCAATCGTGTTTTTGATATTTTGCAAATCGCTTGAATTGTCCTGTTGATTAACCTTATCTTGCAGAGCAACAATTGCGTCATGATTACTGGTAACTGTGATAACAGTGTTATCAGGTAAAGTTGCCGAAGTTGGTCCATCATCTGCATCGTAGATATAAACCCCATCACCTGTCTTAGACGCTTCAAATGCTGCTTGAGGGCTGTCGTAACCTGTGTGATTAACTTTGAAGTTAATGTCACCTTTTTGTCCATTAAAGCTAGTAACACCACCTGCAGGCAAGCTAATGTTGCCGTTGCTATCTGGCTGAACGTTATTAACTGTTTTGACCTTACCTGCATCGTTCAGCTTTTCATTAACTTGATCTTGAGTGTAATAATTGGCTAAATCATCAGTAATTTTTTCATTTGTTTCCCTTTTGGTGTAGTAATTTTGTAAATCTGATGGTTTAACGAATCGAGTAAAGTCTATGGCACTAAACTGCTTTGCAAGCTGTTGCATCTTGGATACGGCATCATTAATTTGCTTCTGAATATTAGTAACATCAGTGCCATTCTGTTGTACTTGAGCAAGTATGCCATTAACCTGTTTTTGATAGCTATCAATTGTGGAAGTTTCCCAAGACTCAAAATTAGTTCTTAATTTGGAAAAATCATCATTATACTTCTGATTGATCGTATTAGTATATCCTTCCACATTAGAGAGAGCAGCAGTAGTTTTATCTGTTAAATCTTTTAAAGCGTTAGTAATCGCTTGTTGATTAGCAGCTTTGGTATTAGTAATCTGCTCAGTAAGTTGCGCTTGCATATCATTTAGATCACTTGTTAATTTTGTTTGGACGCCTGCCATTGCAGTTTCCAAAGCTTTAAGTGATCCTACATAATCATTATTGGTAACACTAATCTGAGCGTCTTTTTCAACATCAAAATAAAAATTTTTAGTGGAGTCTACTGTAGTGCCATCAGTAATCTCAAACCAAGCTTTACCACTTGCTGTATAAATATCAGGTTGTAAACAGTATGTAAAAATGCCTTTACTGTCGTTATCTGAACTACGAGTAAATTTACCAGAATTGTCTCCTTGCCCATTATCAATAATGATTTTATTACCATTTTTGTTCTCACAAAAAACTAGATTTTTACCAGTCAAGTTATAGGCAGAATTATCTGCATTTAAAACCGTGACAGTAATTGATAAGCCATTTTCATCTTGTCGAAGTTTACGATGTGCATTATCAATTACTGCTGTGCTCTTGTCTGTTGTTAGAGTTATTGGCGCTAGACTCATGAGCCTTCTCCTTTCTATATTTATCTACAATTTTCTGTAACTCAGCATTTCTAATTTCTAACTGGTTCTTTTCATCAGTTACTTTGGCCAATTCCATGTTTAGTTGTGTAATTTGAGTTCCCATGTTATTAGCTAAAGTTGTAATCATTGTATTTTGCATAACGACTTACCTCTTATAAATCCCAATACTTTGCAGGTCCTCTCCAATAGCCTTTAATCCAATTTCCTAAAACATTGTTAGCGGCAGAAGTCCATAAAACCTGTTCACTTCTTCCATTGCGATTCCTAGTGATTATGCCATCTCTAATTAGTACATCACCTAAACTAGCTTGCGAAGTAGTAATCCAATTTTGGCCACCACCAATATTGATATAACCCGATCCAATAAACGTATTGTAATTAGTAGTAGAAATACCAATACCTCCTTGAACATCTCCACTGTCTCCATAGTGAGGCACAGTGTTAGTGACATTACCAATCTGTACAGTTACGTACGGATTGCCATTAGAAACTTGCAAGTTTCCTTGAATGGTTCCCAATGATGTAATCGTATCAGTTTGGATATGTGATGCATCCAGTACTGGAATATGTGCCTGATCAACGAAAAAATTACCTGTAATTTCACCATTGTATGGATTAACTCCAAACAAAGCATGATCATTCCCGTTTTGGTCTTTAAATGAAATACCATTGTTATTTAGAGAAAAATAGGTTGACCCATTGTAAGCTCTAATTTCAGTTGGATTCTGCATATTTTCATTTCCAGAATCATCCACAAATTTCAAAATACCTTTAGGTCCGGTAGCTATATAGCTACCAAGATTATCAATACTTGTTTTCATATCTGACATATGTTTAGCGAAGGCAGCTACGGATTCATCAAATTGCAGCACTTGTTTACCATTTTTATCAGCAGTGTAGTGAGCATCACCTAACTTGACCATTAAGTTTTCCCAAGCTTGGGTTTGTGCACTGCCTTGAAGCTTAAGAGCTTGGTTAACAGCCCCGACAAAACCACCAACTTGGTTAACTTGACCAGTAACACGACTAATGCGCTCATTAGATTTCTGATCAATTTTTTTCTGCAGCAGGTGTACCCAACTAATAGGTAAATTACCCAACGTTAAACTAATATATCGATGTGCTAAGCAGTCCCAAACATAGCCATTAACTTGCACTCTCTCCGACAAATTGTATTTGTCATACTTAACATACAAATAGTCATACAGCGATAATTGTTGAAAATCAGCATTAATGCCTGACATCTCTTGATAACCAATTGTTGTGCTGATCTGTGGATGACCAAAACGGTGTTCAATTAAATACTGTCTACCAATTTCAGTGACTTGATCAATATCTTTTTGAGTAGGAACAAAAGACCCATCCGGTTGCTGACCGGACAGATCTTGATCATCGTGTGTAAATAGATCTGATACATCCACATATGTGACTTTATCGATATTAGGATTAATGCCAAAGCCATCAGCATATATAGGACCAACTTTAACTTTGACAGTTTTTTGAGATTGATCAATGTTAGCCACCATATTGCTACTGGTATCAGTATCAGCCCCAGCATCAGGAGCATTTAACTGAGAATTCTTATCATCAATGGAATCTTCAGGTAGCCACCCAGTTTTGCCAGCATAAGTTACTTGCACATAGGTTTTACCATCTCCACCTTTAGCTTCATAACCAGTTACATCTAAGCTTGTACCGCTTGGAATTGACCAGTTAAGAGCATCATGGGTACTTGGTGTGGAATAAATTTCAACTTTTGAGTGATCAGTAACTCTTTGCTTTAAGTAGCTGCTAGAAGTCTGAGGCTTAACGGAACCATCTTGTGTATAAGATATACCGGAACTTTTAACCCAACCATACTTAGTATGCTGGTAAGTTACGCCACCTTGAGTAATTGTACGGTCAATTGTAGTCATACCCTTTTTAGCTTTAACTTTTACTTTTTTCTTCTTAGTTTTCCAGTAATTCTTACTCCGTTTGCTTTTACTACCAGCTTTATCAACCGTTTTAGTGGTAGCAACCATTTGATGATTTTTATTTAAGTGATACTTAACAGCGCCATCTTTAACGTAACCGTAACCATAGTTACTAAAACTTTGGTAGGAGCCATCTTGTGAGAGTGACAAGTGAGGACCATATAACCAATTGTGATCACTTACTCTGTACCACAAATCTCCCTTAGTATTCCGCTCTACCATATCGTAATGGATTCTTTTACCGTTCTTGTACGTCTTACCATTACGGTAATGCTGAGGGCCAATATCAGGTGCATAGTAACCGTAAATACTGCCACCTTTTTTGTAAGCCACGACAGCATAGCCAGAAATACTTACACGACTTCCCAAACCTGACTCATCGTGTGGATCAGAAGCTTGTACAGTAATATGTCCAGTTACCGGATTAACGATATAAGCACCAGTTTGATCAAAAGTTAACCAATCAGATTCAATCCATCCTCCACCATCTGCCGGATCAATTGGATACCAGCCAGTAGAATTAACAGTATTAATTTGATATTTGCCATCAGGAGTAAAGTCACCATCATTAACAATGGTTCCAAGCTTTAACTTTTGACCATTAGTAATGGTTCTGATAATTTTCTGACCCTCAACTGGTGAGTCATAAATATTAATCGAACCACCAGCCATGTAAGTAATACCGATACTGCTGTAATTGCTTTGCCAGCTTGACCAACCGGACCAATCTTCTTTAGCGATAGCTTGACCTGGTTCATAACTTGCAACAAAAACAGCACCGGTAAACATCGACTCGGTGCTTTTATCATGGTTTAAGGATGTAATGTTTTTGCTATTTACTTCAATACCGGAATCTTTACCAGCATGTAATGTGTGATGAATTCTGAAATTGTCAAATTCCAACTCACCACCAAATAAACCAAGTAAAGATTGAGTTGCCTCGTCTCCCTCTTGATCTGGATCAGTAAGGATTGAACCAACTGTCTTACCATCCTCAAGATTTACGCTGCTTTGACGCATCACATCACTATCAAAAGTAAACTCTTTTTGCGGCTCCATGATGTTAAAAACTTGGTTCATAAAGTCCTGAGCACTTACATTTTTAAGCTGAATCTCATCAGGAATGATTGCATCATTAAGCGTTGCAGAAATATGCTCTGCATCCACAACAATGTTATCTAACTCTTGCTGAATATGAGTAATCTTGAAAAGCTGATGCAAGAATTTAGCATTAGCATCTTCCATGATCCACTTGTTTTCAGCTAATTTATCAGCATTGATACCATCTGCAGGATAAGTCATTTGCAAAGTTGGATACTGACTAGCGTTGCCTGAAACTTGGCAAGTAATCGAATCTGGCAAAGGATAGCCAGCTGTTGTTAAATCAGCAGTTAAACTGTCGTATAAATGAGGCATCTTTTCATAGCCCTCATACTCACCATAGTTAATTTCTGGAATTGTACCAACTGTCACCTTAGCCATTAGATTAGTCGCCTCCATTTCGGCTTATATTCAGCCAATTGAATGGTATTGGAACTATCAGCAGTAATTTCAATCGTGTTCTTACCATATGAGAGAGTTGGTGGCTCTAAGTTAGGAAAATGGCACTGATTGTTGTAAAGATTATTTGAAGCATCATATACATCACCAGTTTCACCACTTACCCAAAATTCACCTTCCATATTGTCAAACTCATAAGGTAAGCCATTGACATAAAGGATAAAAGTACCATTAGCGATAAAATGCCAGTCTGGACTAGTCTCACGACTATCCAGATTATTTACATAACCCGCTTTTGGCAGATCAGTAAATTTAATCCCATCTAGTCGGTAATAAAACGGATCAGTATAGATTGAGATGGTGCCAGTACCTAAATTAGTAGAATTTTCATCCCATTCAATTGTTGGTACATCTTTAACAATTCCGTAAAAAGCATAGTTTTCATCTTCATCAAAATAAAAGTAACTGTATTGTCTTTTACCGTCCATCTGTGGAGGCATTAGCCAGTTAATCAACTGACGATTAAATTCAGCTCTAGTCCATTCAGAAGGAAGTTTAACAATAATGTTAAAAGTCTGAGTAGTATTTTGATAAGATCCATAATCAACTAAATAATCACCGCTTCTGGAATTAACATGCGATGTATCAATATCCGGTACTGGATGCACTGGATTAAAAGGATACTTTACAAGAATTCCAAAATCAGTAGATTTACGATTGTTGAAAACAATGCCTTTATAATTATCTAAATCTTCCACTTAATCCCCTCCTTTGTCTAATTTGTTCGGCACGTTGCTCTTGCTTTGAGTAGGGTTCAACAACTTCCCATAACGCACGACCGGCAGGAGTAGTTAACTTAACATCTACACTGCCATCTTTTGCAACTAATTGTTGCAATAACAAAAGCACGGCTTTTCTAAAGTCGTGCTCTTCTTTTTGCTCTTGTGTATCAATTTGTTGAGTTGTAGCTCCGGAATTATTTGATAAAATTCCGACTGCTTTACCAATTAATTCCCAAGCACGTGTTGACTTACTTGGGATTAAAGGTATTGCCATTTCAGGACCAGCTTCACCAAAAATGCTTGGCTTATTGGCAATGCCACCATTGGCAAATCTGCGGTGTCCTTGTGGTCCAGAATGCAACCAGTCAAACTTTCTATGACCCCAAATAGTCGTCCAACCAATGGAGTTTTTCCAATCTGAGTTATTGAAAAATGCCAGCAATTCATCATAAGGGTTATGAATGTTAGTGTGCCCTGGCATTGCATAAGCTTTAAAGGTTTGTCGAGTAAATTGCAATGGACCTTGAGCTTCATTACCGCCAGAGTTAACATCATGAATTTGCTGTTGAATGTTTCTGTTACCAGTTTCGCTCATTGCAACTCGTAACACATCCTTGACAAATCCATCAGGTAAATTGACGTGCATCTTCTTAGCAGCTGCTTCAATCATGCTACCTGAAATAGCATTAGCACCATTGAATTGTTCACCGTATTTATCAGCGATCTTCTGAATTGTCTTCCAGAAGCCTTGACCTACTTGATTCTTAATTTGCTTTTGTAATTTTGTATTAGCTTTAATCTTAGGGGTAACTGACCTACTACCTTCAGTATTAATGCCCTTAAAACGTCCAAAAGTAGCACCAGAGCCAACAGATTGCATCCCAATCGGACCACCATCATTTGGACCATAGGCGGAGTAATATCTACCGTGTCCGGCATAGATACCAACGTGTTCATCTGGAAGCCAAAATACTGGATCACCAGGCTTAGCTTCAGCACGTGAGATTTTAGTTGCATGCCGCCACAAGCCAGCTACATCTAAGTGACCCCAGCCTGAATGGAAGTAATGCTCCAAAGCCGTTGAAACTAAACCTGAACAGTCTAATCCTTTAGAGTCAATGCCATATCCACCCCAAAGATAACGTTTGCCATGTCCTAATTCCTCAACGGCTTTTAGTAAACCAGAAGCAGGGCCTAAATCATCATCATTAACCTTATCCTCAACCATCTTCCACAGTTGAGACCACCAGTTAACGCCTGACTTTTCAGACTTAATACGCATTCCTGAAGCTAAATCTTTCACAGCACCAGTTAAACCAGTGACTGCACCAAACATTGATTTACCAGTTTTATCAGGATGACCCCAGTATTTTTTGGCTAAATCATAAAGGCCCTTAAGACCAGTACCATTAGCAAAATGTGGAAGTCCTAAACTTTGAGTTTGAGTGCCATTTAAAACACCCCAACCTTTACGTAACATTACTGGAACATTGTTGCCACGAGGTAAAAGCACATCATTAGTATCAGTAACAATTGCTTCCTGTCGTGGGCCGGATTGAGCATCATTAACGATAGCTAAAGTATCATGAGTTAAGCGGCCATTTGCATCAGTACCACCGGCATAGTGAACCAAACCGGACTTATGAACTGCAGATTTAGAACCACCAAACTCTGAAATTACAGAATCAATCTTGCCAATGGCTGAGTTAAGAACTCTAATTACAGCATTTACGCCCTTACCAGCTGCATTCTTCATACTAGTCCAGAAATGACTAAAGGTATGAGATACCGCATTTTCGAGCGACTTCCAATCACTCTTAAATTTCTTTGCAAAGCTGCTTAATTCATGAGTTATCTTATTTTCTCCAGACTTAGAAGACTTTTCGATTTGAGACCACATGGACTTAAATTCGCTCTTAGAATTCTTAGCCATTGATTTCAATTCTTTATCAAACTTCTTAGTCATGGAAGTAAACTGCTTGGTAAAATTACCTTTACCCTTGAGGGATTTAACTGCTTCCACAGCTTGCTTAGAAATAACTGATCCAAATTTGTTTTTCTTAGCTGCTTTAGTAAGAGAATTAATACGGCTATGTACACTGGTAATGTTTTTAGCTAATGACTTCAAAGACTTTGATCCAGAAGTCTTAACCTTAACGTGACTAGTATGACCTTTAATTCTCTTGACTTGCTTAGCTAAAGATTTAACAGATTTAAGACCTTTAGTTTTAACGGAAACTGTATGTTTGCCACCCTTAATTGACTTAAGAGCTTTAGCTAAAGCCTTAACAGATTTAGTGCCTTTAGCAGAAACACTAATGGACTTAGAAGAAATTGATGGTACACGATAAGAATATGAACGACTTCTCGTGGAGGTTGTTCTACGTCTATGAGTTTTTGTAGTTCTGCTCTTACGAGTAGACTTCTTTTCTTTACGCTTACGTTCTCGTTTCTTACGAGCTTTTTCTTGATCCTTAAACTGTTTGATCAGCTTATTAAATAAACGCTTAGAGATGTAAACTGAGTGGCCAATGCGAGTCTTTGAGCCAATAAGTAAACCTTGATCAACAAGTACTTGACCAGCATGTGGTTTAAAGCTGTTGACTTTCTTTTTATCAGCAGAAACTTTGGCACTTAGTTTGTTAAACTTACCAGTTAGCTCATGAACACGGGTGCCATTCTTAGCCTTCAAAGCTCTACTAATTTCATCACCAAGCTTCTTAAGTTGAGCTTGATCATGCTTTTGACGAGTTTTGGCTAGTTGTTCTTCACTGTGTCTGTGGTCACGCTTATCAGCTTCCTTTTTAGCAAGCTTTAAGTGCTTCTTAGTAGTGGTAGTAAGTTCTTTAGCAATCTTACTAAATTCCTTGCTACCTGGCATAGCAATATCTAATGTGCCTTTAGCAAAATGCTTACCATAAAGTTTAGCCATATCATGACCATTGATAATATCTTGATCAGGCATTAACCAGAATGGCATATTACGCTTTTTAGGAAATGGAATAACCTTTCCATTGACTAATAAGCCTTCACGATATTCACTACCGGCAGCATCGTTAACGATAGCAGGCACGCCATACTTTTTACGCCAATCAGTACCGTTTGCAAAGTGGATATGAGAGAGTTTGCTTAGCGGACCAGAAACATGACCCCAAAAGCTGTCCCAAGTAGATTTAATTCCATCAATGATACCTGAGAACCAGTCTTTAATTGACTTCCACGGATGTTTGAAGAATTCAGCGGTATTTTTACCAAGATTCTTAAAGAAACCGGTCATGCTTGACCAAGTATGCTTAACAGCTTTACCAATGCCTGAGAACCATTTAGGCATGCTCTTCCAAGCAAGCTTTAAGCCCTTGACCATACTCTTTCCAAGTTTGGCATACCAGTTAACTAAAGTCTTCCAATATTTCTTAATACCTTTACCGATATTAGAGAACCATTTGGTCATGCCTTTCCAAGATGATTTAAGACCATTGGCCATATTTTTACCAAGTTTCTTAAACCAACTGGTCATGCCCTTCCAAGATTTTTGGATATTCTTACCAAGCTTGCCAAACCATTTACCGGTATTTTTCCAAGCCTTCTTAAAGCCTTTAACTAGTCCCTTAACCCACTTACGGAATTTAGGATTGTGTTTGTAAAGGGAATTAATCGCACCAGCTAATGGGCTAATGAAATAAATTCCGACTTCTTTCCAATTCTTTTTGAACCATTTAATAGTTTTACCAACTGATTTGGTAAAGCCATTCCACATACTGTGAGCTGACCAACCTAAGTTTTCTAAGCTCCAGAACTTCTTTGGTGGCTTTTTAGATTGCCAACCTTTGGTAAATTTATTAACTGCTTGGCCGCCCCAACGTCCAGCGTATTTACCAATGATTGCCCCAATTGGAGCTAACATCGGCCCGACAACTGGAATCATTGAAGTTAAAGCACCACCAGCAACGGCACCAACTGCGCCACCAATATCTTGACTACGCTTAGTAGCTGAATGTCGGTCCTTTACAGCATTAACCACTTCAGGAACTGCTACAGTTCCACCAGCTAAAGCACCAGTAGCAAGACGCTTACCCATGCTAAACTTCATGGTTGCCTTAATCCCTTGAGTAATCTTAGAACCCAAGAACTTACCAGCAGATAAAGCTTTATCGCCAATACTCTTAAGTCCGTTGCCTAAAGCAGTTCCGAGCTTTTTACCAACGTTTAAGAATTTGCCATTTAGCTTACCAATTACAGAAGCAACTTTACCGATTCTAGTTTTAGCATTGGATAAATGGATTAATGATTTATCCCATCCGCTTAATAACTTGGAGCCAATGCTTAAGCCTTTGAAAGCTAAGCGTGTCTTATTAAGCCACTGAACAAAACTTGCTAATTTGACCACACCATAAGCAGCACCCAAACCAGTTGCAATCATCTTGGTTTCATTTGGGTGTTTAGCAATCCACTTAATGGTATTAGCTAAGCCAGTTGCTAAGCCTTCCACAGCTTTAGCAAAATCATTAGTAAGACGCTTACCATCTTTAGATTTAGTTAAAAATACAACTAAAGAATCGCCAGCTTCATTGATAGCTGGAAGCATCTTGGCACCAAGAGTCATAGCAAATGCATTACCAGCTTGCTTTAATCTAGCCATTTGCATTTTTGCAGTTTGACTATTTTTAGCAGCTAAGTCAGAAACATATTTACCATTCTTACCAGCTTTAAGTACTTTGCCGCTTAAAGTATCAAGTTGCTTGTTGTACTTAGCCAAGATCAAACCAGCTTGTTCACCGTTAACACCAAACAAGCTCTTCATGATGTTGATCTTTTGAACCTTGGTCATGCCTTTCATGTGCTTTTGTAAAACACCAAAGACAGTACCTAAGCTCTTAAGTTGACCTTTAGAATTAGTGATTTCCTTAGGAGTAATGCCCAGTTTGGCAAGGACGTTCTTCTTATCACCTTTAACTAATTTTCCTGTAGCATCGGACAGCCGGTTAATTACTTGGTTTAACCCAGTACCAGCTTTAGAAGCTTCCAAACCGTTGTTGGATAAAATACCCATGGCAGAAGCAGTTTCTGACAAACTAAAGCCAGCTTGGTGTGCTGATGAACCGACATAGGACATTCCATATCCTAAGTCTTTAAAACCGGTTGAAGTCATGTCGGCAGCATAAGCTAACTCATTAACAGCACGTTTGGTATTGCTGGTCATCTTAGTGGTGCTCTTAGCACGCATCCCGAAACTTTCCAGCACTGTGGATGATACTGAAACAACATCTTTAAAGTCATCACCTGAAGCAACTGAGCCTTGAAGTTCGGTTTTCATCGCACCTAAAGCTTGTTTGGTAGTGTAACCACGCTTGATTAGTTCTTCATACGCTTCCGCAATGCTTTGTTGTGATTTGCCATACTTAATTGACATATCACGGCCATCACGTTGCATTTGAGTAACTGCTTTAAGCACTTCTTTTTGCTTTTCACCACCGGTAACCGCTAAGTTAGTAATTTCTTTATAACTTTGTTGTAAGTTTCCGGCCTTTTTAGCTCCAGAAATTGCAGCTGCACCCACAGCTCCAATGCCAGTAGCAGCAACTGTAGCTCCAGATTTAATGTGAGACCAGGTTTTAGAGAAACCAGATTTCATCTTTTCGGTAGCAGAAGTTACATGCTTAGCACCATTAGCTAGCTTATTAAAGCCACCTGGATTTAAACGATTTACTTCAGCTTGACTAGACTTAATCTTGCTATTTAAGTGAGCAATACTAGTAGCAGTTTCATTAACCCGAACTTGTTGACGCTTATATGCATCACTGGTTTTGCCAGTTTCTTTAGCAATGCGAGAGAGTTCGCTGTTTTGAATAGTTTGCTGCTTTCGTAAATTAGCTAAAGAATCTTTGTAAGAATTTAATTTTGCTTTAGCTGATTCATAGCCCTTACCTTCAGCATTAAGCCGGACAACATAAGATTTTGCAACTGCTTCATTTGTTTTAAGCTGCTTTTGAACATCAGCTAAACCAGACTTGTAATAATTAAGTGATGATTTAGCTTTAGTTTGTTGCTGAGTTAAAGCTTGAAGCTTTTGCTGAGCGGAATGCAAACGTGTTTCATTCTTTTGAAGGGCTTCATTATACTTACCGTATTCTTGACGACCTTCTTTAGTAGAGCGATCAACTGTCTTTTGAGCTTCTGCTAAGTGCTTTTGACTAGCTTCAAAACCAGAAATCAATTCCTTTTGTTTCTGAATAGATTCACTTAACCCTTTGTATTTAGCTTCAGCTGCTTCGGTAGATTTACCAACTGATGCAAGTTCTGCACGTTGAGCTTTCCAAGCACTAGTAGCTTGAGTTACAGCTTGTTTTAATTCACGTAAAGTCTTAACTGATTGAGATCCATCAAGCTTAACTTCCGTACTCATGGACCCCAATGGAATATTTGCCATTTATTTACCTCCTTTCTTCTCCATCTAAGCTGCTTGCAAATTCCCACAACGTCTTAGGACGCTTATCACGTGGTTTTGCACTCATGATTTCAACTAATCTGTAGTAATCGGTATTTTCAAAATCCTCCACAGACATGTGAGCATTAATGATCATTTGCTGTTCCGAATAGTTAAAATCTTCAATCATTTGCTCATACGCCCGAACCGGATCATCATCACTTGTCTGACTCGTCGCTTTTGTCAGAGTTATAACCAAGAACCTTGGCAATTACCTCATTAGCGAGATCAACAACATCGTCAAAATCTGATTCTTCAACTTTTTGTTCTTGAGCATCAGACAAATGTAAAATTGGCTTTAAAAACTTCACATACAGATCAATCATTTTAATTTGAGCTTCTAAGCCCTTAATAACTGAATCGTCATTATCTGAATCCATGTTTTTAACGATTTCATTTTCTTTTGCAAAATCTCTTTGAGCGGTTAAGCATCTAATGATGTTTTTACCTGAAGTTGGGACTTCAAAAGTCGTCAAATGCAATTTCTTTCCATTGATTTTTACTGACATATTTACATTTCCTTTCGAAAGAAAAGGAACAGTTTAAAACTGCTCCTTAAAAAATAGCTATTAAGATTTTTGAACCACCGCTACCCACCCATCAAATTAATTAATGTGAAGTCGGACTACCAGAAGGACGTGATGAAGCGCCACTGACTGTGCCTTTAGTGATAAAATCAATCATCTTGTTAAAGTCGAAGCCTGATTCGTCAGAATAGAACTTTTCATAAACAAGACCATCTGATGGACGTGCTAAAGCCGTTAACGTAAAGGCATCATGTACCACATTTTCGTTTTCAGTGTTAGTGCCTAGATTCAAGTCACCACCTGAAGCTAACGTCCCATATGGTAAGGCAAAGTATAAGTCCACTCCAACATTAGGATTAAAAGAGTGAGCAATGACACCACCATAAGTATCAGATGTCTTAGATGTAACTTTACTACCAAAGCCTAAATCCTTATCTTTTTCCAAGCCGAGCAATGAATCAAAAATATCATGTGGGATATCATTTGCACCAAAAGTACCACTTACTTGATATACACCTGTGGATGTTTCAGCAGCAGCATTTGAACCATAGATACGAGTAGTTGTCCGATTTAAACCAGTAAAATTGGCTTGAGTAGCACCTTTACTTGATTGTAAATCAATTCTGAAAAGACCATCTTTCCCAAAATTAGTTGGTAAAGCGCCCTTATCATTATCAGTTAAAAGAACGCCCTTATTGTCATATTTAAAAACGATTAAATCGTTTAAACCTCTAACTTCCATTTATTTTCTCCTTCTAAAATTAAAATCAACTTCCACATGGTGAGCAGGATCAATATAATGACCCATATTTTGTAACAAGTTGAATTGTTTTTTATACAAAAAGGACACAATCGAATTCTCGAAAGTGTCCATATTTACTTGATTAGTAGTTGGATAACAAATTTTTATTTGAATTTCTTGATCAAATTCTGTATTTCTATCGCTCCCGTAAGTTATAGGAGAAGTGCGTATTTCAGATACCGACAATAGCACTTCATCAGGTTTAATTTTGATTAATGAACTGTTAGGGATACTAAAAGGATATGCACGTTTTAAATACTTAATGCCAGAAGCATTAAGTAATTGTGCTACTTCAAATACAACACTCATAAGCCCATACCTCTTAATTCTCTAGCTTCTGCTTCAAGCATTGCATTTTTAGCTTCAGTTTGAGCTTTTTCAATAAAATGCATGTTCTTGACTTCCTTTTGACTCATCCCTGCCGTCCCATTATTAACAAAACGGGCAACCATCGCTTGATATTTACTATCAAAACCGACAGAAGTGTTACCAGATTTCAATTTATCAGCAGTAAAGCCTGGCACATAAGTAATTGATTCTCGTAAGTGTTTAGTTTTACGAGTTTTTTTGCCATGCAATTGGTTATTATGTCCAACCGATCTACCACCGTTATCATAGTTTTCACTACTCATTGGAGTGGTTTGCTTTAGCTTTTCAGCAAAAACTTTAGCACCAGCACCAGTAACTCTTGCTTTTTGATCTGGAGTTAACTCCACAGACTTAGCGATTTTCTGATACCAGTCCATCAATTGCTCATCTAAATCAGGCATTTTGGTCACCAACTTTAGAGAGAGTGATCTGGTCATAAGCAGTCTGGTTTCTAAAAGAATCAAGCTCAATATGAGTAACCTTATAAATTTGGTTACCTAATTGAGCATGAGTAATTCCTTCATAACTACTGCGATGATGGCAAATAACAATGAAATTGTCACTACCAATTCCTGCCATTTGAAGCACTTGGCCAGTGGATAAATGCCAACGTCCACAGAGTGTTACGTGACCAATCGGCACAAAAGTATTATTTAACGCACCATTAATGTCATAATCTTGATCATTGATAGTACCAAATTGGATCTTTTGTGTTAATCGATCAGGATTCTGCAGTTGTACCATCATCACTCACCTCGCTTTCATCATATGATCCGCGTAACTGGCCAATAATTGATTTAGCTGTAGTGCTAGCTGTGGCAGTTGAAGGGTGATTAAACCAGTTTGCTGCAATTGCAAAGCAGGCTAACTTATAAAGCGGTAAAATATCATCCCGTTTGTAAAAATCAATATTATCTTGACCAATTGCGCCTTGAACATAATTTTCTGCTCCAATCAAAGCAGATTTCATACGCAACAAAATTTGATCATCAAGTAAATCATCATCGGGCAAGTAGCCTAATGTTCTTTTAAATTCGTCATCGACTTTTAAAAAAGTGGTCATAATTGATCACTTCCTATCTATTACTTACCTAATGCAGCGGTACCAGTAGATTTATTATCAGTATCAGCGGTACCCTTGGTTTGATCAGCCACAGTCTTAAATGAACCAACAACGTAAGCACCATCATCAATAAGTTCAACATCAAAACGGTCAATGAAGCGGATCTTAGTTAAATCATGTTCGAATGCTCCGGCACCAATATTAGTTGATACAACTGACATCTTTTGACGGTCATATAAAGTAATAGCTTGCTTAAAGTCACCAAAGTAAAGTGGGTGATTACCTGAAACATCTGGTAACCACTTATCAGCAATAACTTGAACTGGCTTACCATCAATCAACTTTCTATCAGCTTGAGTAACATCAGGTTGAAGCAAGTAATCACCATTAGCATCCTTAATCTTGGAAAGTACATTGTAACCAGATTGGTTAGTTAACCAAGTTGAGCTATTTTCAATCATTGGATCAAGAGTGTTGTTAGAAATATCCTTGATGTCATCAAACTTAGTAATAGAAGCCTTCTTTGGTACCTTCTTATCCTTACCATTGTTCAATACTTCAAGAATCTTGGTGTTACGAGTAATAACATCCTTCTTAGCTGCCCAATCCATTAACCAACCCAAGATATTTTCTGCGGTATCTTGCAATAAGGTGTTAGTTACAGTAGTAATACCTGCATAACGGTGAACTGCATACTTGATAAGAGTTAATTCTGGATCATCGTTGTCACCAATTGCTGCAGTTTCATCATCTAAATCAGCTAATGGCTTGATGTCTTTAATCTTTTCATAAACACGTGAGCCAGTTGGTACTGTAACATTGTCAACGTTAACAATACTTTCTAATGAGTTAAATGAACGAACAAGTTTATGAATGGCAGTTTGAACATCCACAGGAATAGTTAAGCCTGCATTAGAACCAGTAGTTTCTGAACCTTCAGGAACAATGCCGGAAGTAACCATATTAGTAAAGTCCTTAACAAAAGCATCTCTAATTTCTGTAGCCTTCTTTTTTGCCACCTTTTGTTCAGTTGGTAAGACGGGCTTCTTAGGTGTCTTTTGATTTGCTCTAGCATCATCTAAAGTTCGTTTAGCAATATCGCGAATTTTCTTTGCCTTTTCTAAATCGTTGTATAACTTAGTAGTTTCTTCATCTGAATAGGCTTTAGGGTCGTTAACAAGCTTAACTGACATTTCTTGTTGCTTGTTTTGCAATTCTTCGACCTTAGCGCCTGCCTTTTCAAAATTATCTTGTAAAGCGTTAATATCCATTATTTTCCTCCAAACAAAAGACCGAGCTTGTGATTTACAAGTTCGGTCTTAGTAATTTTCTTATTTGTATTTTCCTGGGTGGGTTTATCGACATCATTGGTCTTTTGACTTTCAATAAATGCTTTAAGCTTTTCGATCATATCATCTTTAAGATGTGGAATTGGAATAGCTGCATTAACAAAAGCAGGCTCTTGGACTTGATCAGATCTAGTATCATCAAATTCCATTAATCCATCAGCAAAGCCATTCTTAACAGCTGTTTCAGCATTCATCCAAGTCGTTTTTTGCATTAGTTGATAAATGTCTTCTTTAGATTTACCAGTTTTAGCAACATAGGCATTAACAATATTTTGATCTAGTTCATCAAGAGCTTGAGCAGTACTCTGCATATCTGTGGAAGTTCCTTGATTACCACCACTAGCCCTATGAATCATCATCATAGCCATTGGTGACATCAAAACCTTATCAGCACTCATTGCTACAAAAGAACCGGCAGAATCAGCTTCACCAACAATGTGAGCTTCAATTTTACCTGAATATTCCTTCAAAGCCGTGTACATTTCAGCACCAGATGATGTGTAACCACCTGGACTATTAATTTCAAGTACTACATCATCACCGCCAGCATCCTTCAAATCCTTAGCAAGCTTGCTTGGATAAGCATAAGAATCAGCACCAAACATAGTCATAAATTCACCAGTTTGATCATCGATAATTGGACCTTTAATTGCGATTTTCTTCATTTACTTCACCTCCTTCAATTTGAGCTTTTGGCAAATTCTTTGGTAAATAACCTATTTGCTGTAAAACATACGTTGCTTGATTCATAGCAATTGCATTATTTTTAGCAAGAGTTCCAATCGTATCAGCAAAAGCATCACCAGTAGCATCAATCACTGGTCTAATATCTGCTTTAACTTCAACATGCAATTTAGTATTTAACTCACTAGTAATTGCATTAACATAGCGTTTTAATGCCTTAGCATATTGACCACCCATCATGGCAATTGATGATTGTTGGTCACCTTGACCGTTAATAATTGAGTCAGGAACACCAAAGACTTTAGCAATTTGTTTCCCTGTCCAATCAGCTTGAGAGAGTAGTTTGGCAACATCACTTTTAACTTCAAGGGGTTGATAAGTCTCCAAATCATCTAAAACAATTGGACCATTATCAGAGCTATTAACTTGACGCGTAAATTCACGTGATCTAGCTGATTTTTTCTTCCAGTTAAGCAATCCACCACCTTGAACAGTCAAAATGCCTGGTGCTTCCACAGACTTGTTAAGAGAGTTGAGAGTTAAACGATTGCTTGCATTCTTAATTTCAAACTCATCTTTGAGTGCTGTCAGTGGAGAAAAACCAGTCTTACCACCTGTTTTAGACAGCAACTTAAAATGTAAAACATTGGCTTGTGGCACGTTATACATTGGTCCAATATCCGGTTCATCAAAATCGATATCGTAAACCAAACCGGAACCATCATCTAAAAGCTGAGGTTGTACTTGTGACGGTCTTAAATATTCCCATTTCAAGTCCACACCATTTACATTTTTCCAGCGGAAGACATAAGCATTACCGGTTAAAAGTAATTGCGCTGCTTCTGCTAACCAAAACGCATAACCATTAGTTGTTGAATCCGGCTGATTGATCAAATTCTGCATACGATTAGTAGCAGCTTGATATTTTGTACCTGCAATATCACTAGCTAATTGCCAAACAATTGAGTAAAGGTCAGAATTCTGCAATGCCTTATCTGCAGAAACATAGCCGTCTTTTTTACCAGTTAGAAAATTAACAATATCTGTATCTTCACTAATGGAATAAGCCATGGGAGTTTGCGAATGTATTTTAAATAGGGGCAATATTAATCACCTCCCCTCTTACTTGATGCGGAAGGTAAATCAATTAACAAACCGGAAAGGATTAATACAATTCCTAAACCAACTAATCCTGCAATTAAATTCCATAAAAATAAGGCTCCGACAATACAGCCGAAACCTAAAATATAAAGTAATAAATCCAAGATTTGCCAAATGTATTTAATTAGTTTCATTGTCATCATTTTCACCTCCCAAAAGCCCTGAATCAGGATTGTTAAACCAATCAAGGACCTGTTGTTGTGTCATTCTTTCAACTTCTGTAGATTTATCATTGATAATTCCATAGTCTTCAAAGTGATACATCCCTTGATAAAAGGCATCGATCAAAGCATCCACAGCATCAATCTTCAAAGTAGCTTTATCCTTATCTACTTGAATACCAATTTTGTCCTCTTTAATCACTGCATTTAAAAGAGCCTTTTCTAGGATTGGATCCTTAAAGCGTGTGATCTTGCTAGTGGCAAAGCTTTCTTGTAAAAACTTCGTTGGATTAGCAAGTTCACTCGTTCTTTGTGCAATATCTTGAATTAACCAACCTGTATTAGCATTAAGCGATTCAGTAATGTTCTTAACTTGATAAGATCCAAAACGATCATATCCAAAAAAGACGACTTTCAAATTATGTTTTTGAACATAATCTAAGAGCCATCTATATACTTGTTCTGGATTAATAATCCCTTGTGGGTGTGCTGTAATCGTGCAATATTCCGGATAAGTTCGATAAGCAATACCATCTTGCTTTTCTTTAGCTTCAATTGATCCAGCTTGTTGCCATGGGATAAAACTATGCTGTGCAATATGCCAACGAGGTTCACCCGTTTTTTCATCTTGATAAGGATAGACAAAACCAATTGAAGTATTATCACTGAACATCGAATAGTCAAAACCAATGTAAACCTGTCTGCCATCAATCTTGAAATCATCATCAATGGCATTTTCAACATCTTTCAAGTTCAAATAACTAGCGGTTGATTGTTTCAACCATAAATTTAAATTCTTATTTTGAAATTTGTGAAGCGTATTAGTAAGCATAGCTTGATCACGCTGTTTAACTAAATTTTCAGTTCTCCGTTTATGTTCTTCATCAGATAAACCAATTAAAGGATTAGATTTTTCCCATGTTTCAGGCTTAAAAGTTTCATCTAAATCATCCTGTGCCCACACCAAGCAGAGAGAGTTATCACCTTCACGGTCATAATCTTTTTCCATGATGTGTTGTAAAGTGATTTGCTCTTGGTGAAATGGACTAGTTGGATCAGGATAAGCCGAACTAATTTTGATAAATTGGTGGTATGGAATAACCTGTGCTTGACCGTCTGTAATGTCTGACATTCGATCATAAGTATCTAAGGCACCAGTTTCATCATAAATAGCCAAAACGTTGTGAGTTGAATCGTACCTATCAGCTTCATAACTGATCTTCCACACCTTGTTGTTAGTTTTCTTTCCAATCAATTGATTAGTTTGTAAATCTAATCTGGCATCCTCAGCTAAAGATTTAAATGGCTCAATCTTAATTACTGCTTCAAGCATTTTCCTTACATAACCAAATAATTTAGTAGACTGGTCACTTGTATTAGCAGTAACTAAAAAGTCTTTGTTAGTATAGTTAAGCGTATCAATTAATACAGCCTTACACATTTGTATCCCAGCAATTTGAGTCTTACCTTGAGCACGACCAACTGAAATGTGGATGTCAGTAAATCTGCGTTCACCATTAGCATCTTTCCAGCCGTTAATCATAGCAAGAACAAATTTCTGCCAGCCCATGAGTGGAAGTGGTTTATGTAAGTCAACATCAGGAACAATGGAAGCAAACTTAAAAGTCATTTGAACTTCTTTTACATCGTAATGATATGGAAAATCAGATGTATTTTGTCGTCTTAAATCGCAAAGATTTCTAAAACAAGCTAATTTTGTTAAATAGCCTGCCATTTTTCTACCATCTAAAACATCAAAGCAATACTTAGTTGCATCATCGTTGTATTTTAATCGGATCTCATTCCAGTTAATTGACTGATACGCACCTTCAACATCATGTGTTTGAGTTAAGTCAATTTTCATTGCATTTACCACCTCCTAGAAAATATAAATTAACAAAATAAGGGATTTGATCACATTTTTCCGTGATCAAGTCCCTCTTTATTAACAAAAGTGGGGGTTTGTTAATAATCAAATTACAAAAATAGCCGTTTTTTTATAAATTGAAGTCATTTGTTAGCTTCAAAATATAAAAAATCGGCTATTTTTGATTATTTGTTTTCCATTAAAAATTTAAGTGCCATTGCAGTTTGAGTTTTTGTAAATCCTTTCCAGATTGGAAAGTTCTTTGACATATATGACATAAAATTCCAAGTTAAATCTTCTTTTCTAACCCATTTTCCATGACCAAATTTGTAATACATCATAAATCTTTTCCCTTTTGAATTAATACAAACAAAATAATAAGGAGAAAAATTGAACCTATTAATTGACCCATTGCTACATACCTAAAGTGTTTAATGCCCAATAAATTAAACATAATGAAATAGTTCTACCAACTAAACCCAGAATTATATGACCAGCTATTTCATATCCATCTCTAGTATTTGCACGTTCAATTGCTGCAGCAACATTCCACAAATAAAGCCATACCAAAAATACTATTGCCAATAATCTAATCATCCGAAAAACTCCTTTAAACTTTCTTTAGCTGACTTCTTTTTGCCTGCTGGTGCCTTCAAATCGAGCATCTCCGAACGTGCTTTAGGACTTAAGCCTAATTCCCTTCCAATTGCATTAAGTTTTGAGAGAGAGTCTGACATCATCTGATAAGCAGGATTCTTTTTATAGCCCTGAAAGTCCTTGCTGACTACTTTCCCATCCACAGGTGAGAGAGACGTTTTGTAAATTACTTGTTGAATTCCGTGTTCCTGAAGGTCTTGAAATGCTATTCGATAAACATCATAAGCCGAACAATATTGCTGCAATAAATACTCGTCTGCCCTTAAAATCTTGTCATTTTTATTAAGGTAAGTAGCAAGCTTTGGATACAATCTTTTGCCGTATTCTCCAAGCCATTTCGGTGCTTGATTAGGTACGTTCGGCTTTGATAGATCAACTTTCGTCATTTTTCGACCCCCTTTCAAAAATTCTCAAAAAATGTCTTTTGACACGAGCAAACGGCACTGATGCGGCTCCCTAGTGCCCAAAACGAGGGCGGGGCCAATTTTATTTATAGTCATGTGTAATCATACGTGACTAATTTAAAATCGCTTAGAAGCCAATTATGGGTGCTTAAACTCATGATTATTTTTTAATTTAGCCGCCAAGTTAGCAATCAGTTTTACATCAGTTATTGGCGGATTATCTGTTGGTTTGCCATGTAATCCTGTGCCATAGTATTGCTCTTCAAATCTTGTCTTCCAGTAGTGACAAGTTTGACAACAAGTCACAAGATTATTCAGTTCCTTCATATGATCAGGGAGCCTTTCAACTGGTAGCACGTGATCAATAATGTTACCTTCACTAACTCGTCCTAATGCCTTGCAATATTGGCACAAATGATAGTCACGTTTTAAGATGATATTCCGCATCGTTTTCCACTGACGAGAGTGATAGAACTTGTTCTGTTTCTGCTTAACAGGATTACGATAGCGAGTGATGTGATTGTACTTCCATTGTGATTGTTTGTTTTGCTTATGATGCAATCGATAAAATTCATTACGTTCTTGCAATTTCTTTTCATGTTCAATGTGCTTTTGGCAATAATGGTTTGGCATCATGGCAAACGCATGGCAGTTTGGATAACGACATCTGCGAACTCGTGGCATTGGCTAACTCCTTTCATTAATTTACATAGACACTAAGATTCGAACTTAGATCAACAGTTTTGGAGACTGCTATGCTACCGTTGCACCATGTCTATAAAAAAGCAGATTGTGTTTCCATAACAATCTGCTTTTATTCTTGCCAGTATCAATTGATGTCTTTGACGAAATGGATAATTCCAATTCCAAACCTGACAAGTTTCATCAATCGCAAGTTGACCACAACAAATGAGAAAAAAGATTTTAAATTATACTCTTGCGATTGCCTATCACACCATGTGGAATCGAACCACATGATGCGTGTTTAATTTTTAAGAGAGGATTAGGTTTTCCCTTATTTCCCGACAATATATATTATGCACTGATCTAGTTCTATTGGAGTTCAGTGATTGTTCACTAATCTTCCGCTAATTGTCCACATAAACATGTAAGTCAATCTTATCTTCTAGCTCTACATCACACTGATCTTGCCAGTAGTCATAACTATCAGCAAACTCATTAAGAGCAATTGGTTTAAGTTGACTGTAGTAATAAGTCTTTTCATAAGGCAGCATCATGATGAGTTGTTCTTGAGGGATGTACTTAATATAGTTACCTATTAATACAATTCGACTTGTGTCTGAGCAGTGATAAATCGTTTGGCATATAGCGTCAACAACTTTACCAATACTGAAAGAATTAACCATCATTCTTTCTTGTCCATCAGTACGATTACTATGACTAGAAGCACTTGATAACTGCGGACTTGATAAATCAGTTAAACTACGTCCACATCGTCTAGCTAATCTAGGCAATTTGGACTTTAGCAATTTATCAACTCTATTAGCAGTCTTGTCAAAATCTACATCAGCAAAAAGGTCCACAGCTATCACTCCATATATAACTAAATCTGATAGTACTATTATAAGCCATGCGGGTTAGTTATACATTAGGGTAAATGTAAGAATCTAGACCGTTTTTAACTTGTAGTTCTTGGCTTCCGCGAACTAAGTAATAGCAGCCATCTGCAATATTGCTCCAAATGTAATTGCCATACTTGACAGAATATCTTGTTTTTTCCTTAAATGATTTCTTTGTAGAATCGTTCCAATTGTAGCCTTATTCAGTCCGGTTGCACGTGCAATATAAGCATTTGAGTGTCCCAAATAATTAAGCCTAATTATTTGATCAACATCCATTTTTGATTTCTTATGTGGCATTGACAGCAACTCATGAATTTGCTTTAATTTAGTGTTTGATTTAGGAGCCTTAGCAACTGAACCATATTGATCTTCTAAGTCATGAATTAAAAGCAAAGCTTTTTGATAATTAGTCATTTCCATCGTTCTCACTCATATCAATGTATTTTATAATCGCACGAGTGGCAACCATCGACATTGGTTCATTCACTCGATTAGCATAATCTTTCAACACATCATAAGTTGATGCATCAATTAAAATATCCACTCCATTACCTCCATGTAATACTGCATTCCAGTCAAGTGATTTTATGGCACGAGCGAATTTTAAGTTACCCTCTGCAATTTCAGTATTAATAGCCATATCCAACTAAGCCTCCATCGATAATCATCAAAGCATCATTAACAGTGCGAGCAATGCCGTGAATGATGTTATGAGATTGAAGCATTTTATGAAAAGTCGTTTGTTCTGCGCGTGCCTTACCATCAGCTCTTTTAACTTCAATAAAAAATACTTTCCCATCAGTCCAGCGAAAGCCAAATAGATCAGAGAAACCTTTTGGAAGTCCTGTAGAAAAGAATCTACCATCAGGAAGCCTAATCTTACCAACATTTGCACGAAAAACTGTGCATTGATGTTTTGATAATGCCAATTGGATTTTCTTTTGAATAGCATGTTCAGAATCATCATCTTGACCGGTAGTTACAGTGCTTGGTGCATAGAATTCAAAAGAAACAGAAATCTTTCCATCTATCTTATGAATGTTTAAATCAGTAACTTCAGGAAAGAATGGCATATCAAACAATCCTAAATTATCCAAGAGAATCACCACTCGTATTAAAAATGTAACCACTGTATTTGTCAGAACGCATAAGCTTCTGTAAATCTTTCATAGTTGCATGTGGTTTGATTACTTCGATCGATGCTGGATCCAATGGATAGAAGTCACTCATAAATTCATCGCCCCATAAACCTCCACATTTTACAGGGATGTAAATTTCTGTAGCTGTTTTATCCAAAACAATGGAATCAGCAAAAACCTTACGTCCATTTTTGTCATGACTAATCGGATTAGCCTTACTTGACATAATTGTTGTCCTCCAAATCATGTATTTTTCTAGCAAGAATCATGATTGATTCCCACAACAGATTATCTTGAGCTGTAGACTTATGATCACTAGCTTCATAACATTTTTTGATTGTTTCCAAGATTTGATCATTAAGTTCATTTGAATCGTGAATTGTTTTCATCATTTTTTCGTTTGATTTACTGTTTCGATGATTAGAAATCATCATTAAAATGATAAAAAACAATCAGAATGAGATTAATGATTGTCTGTATCATTTTTCTCTTCAATCATTTCAGTCTGCATACTCATTAAGCTAGCAACAATACCGGTTTTCTGCATTTGGGCTAATTCGTTTAAGTTAACCTTATCAATGCTGGCAGTTAACTTAATAACCACTGCATCATCTTTAAAGTTCACGGCGTTAACGGCTGCAGGAAATTTAATTTTCTTGCCTTCTAAATCTTTCATGTTTATTCCACGCTTTCATAAATTTGCACATTGTTTTTTTTGCATGCTTCAAATAGCTCATAACGATCATTAAAAATACGTGTTAAATTAAGAAAACATGCTAACGGTTGTGTATCTGGCACAAAAACATTAGCTCCTTCATATGTTTTCTTTGGAGGCTTAGTTTCACAAAATTTACCATAGCCAACAAAATCACCTTGTTCAAGAAAATAAGTTTTTCTTGGTATTAACTGATCTGCTGACGTAATCTCTCTGGTATCATGCATCTTCATGCTCCTTTAACCATTTCAAACCAAGTGCATCCCTGCCAGTCACCATCGTCATCGTACACTGTGACTTTCATGTTGCTCCTTAATAATCATATGCATCGTTAAGCATTTCTTCTAAGTCGTTTTGCCAATCATCTGTATCAAAACCATAAATCCACTGTAATTTATTTAACATTGCAGTAAGTAATTCATTTGCCTCATCTTGACGTTCAAATTTGTTTGAGTAAGATTCAATTTCATTAAGTATTGAATCAATTGCCTTTCTACGTTTATTTGCTCTCACTGTATTTTTAGGCACATCTTTAAATACCAGCGTTCCACGTTTTAAACCTATTGCTTTTTCAATATTCCTTAAATTTAATTCATCTGAATCAACAACTTGTGCATATTCCTCATTTTCAGATGTTAAATAGTTAATCATTCCTGAAACTAGTCTTCTGTTAACTGCTGTAACGTATTCTTGTTTGTCAGTGTCATAAATAATTGCTTTAGTCATTTTCGTGCTCCTTTTCAAACTCTTCTTTGGCTTTTTCTGTTAGGAACTTAAGCGTCAGCATCGTAGCATTAAAGCCTAAATAAAGTTTTCTTGTGTTAACTTTATGACCTTTATTCCAATGCCATTGTTGTCTTTTGACATCACTTAACTCAGACTCAACAGTTTTAATTCCATCATTAAACAGTTTTTTATCAATCATTTTCCTTCTCCTTTAGCCATTTCAACCCCAAAATGGAGTAGCCGGCTAAATCTAATAACGTATCTTCAAGTGATTCATCATTTTCCTTTAGCTCACCCTTTTTAATCAACGAACTAATTCGATTAAATTTATCGCCCAAACGAATTTTCAAAACTAGCAAGCCATCCTCATCCAGTGATTTACCAAATGAATCGCCATAAGCATCATTCTTTTCCTGTAATGTTTCAGCCAAATGATCCGTGTACTTGATGAAAGGGTTAGATTTATTCATCGGAATAATTAATTCATGATTAGAATTTCTAACTGCTTCAATCTGATTAATGAAATCATTTAATAAAGATTCTTGATGAGAATTAAGAAATTTTAATCCATTATTCAACCATTTTTTCTTAGTGAAATCATAAATATCTGTTGGATGAAGTGGATGACTAATTATGCCAATTTTTTCCACATTCATAGCATTTTGTTGTTTTAGCAATGGTAACCACGCTAGATCAAGTCTGTCGTCAATTTTACGTACTGCTGCAATTAATTCTTCTGGTCTAGTGTCTTTAGTAATCTCAGTCATTGCTAGGCTCCTTTCTAACGTCCCGCATGTAGTCCTATTGATAAAGGTTCAATCATATAAAATCCTTTCTAATTTGATGATTAATTGATTAGTATCGCTTTTATCGTCATAATCAATTAATCTGATAATTCCGTCATGTGACTTCCACACCGGCTGCGCGATGTGGTAAGCGAACTTAATCGTGGTACCGTCACTGTAATACCAATTTCCGTTTTTGAAGTTAATCATCTCTTATGTTTAAAAACAAAACTTGATCACGATCAATTATCGTAAATTCCTTATCATTATTGTTAAAGTAAAGAAAATGGTTACTTGATTGATCCAATCGAATACTGTCTTTCAATTCTTTTGCATCTGAATATGAATCACACAATTCAACAGGAAAGGTAAACTCTTTTCCGTTTTTTAAGGCAACTTTAACTTTCATTTTTCCTCCACATCAACTGAGTACAAACATGAGTTGGTCTTGTGACTAGTTTTCAAAAAAAGTGACACGTTTATGTTTAGTTCGTGACGGCTACAAGTCCTACAGCCAGTAGTATTGTGTTAAGTATTACTACTTTTTTTCTTTTAAATATATTTATAAAAAAGAAAAATAATATAAAAAGATATGTTTTTAAACTAATCATTTCAAAAAAAGCAATCACAGCCATACGGACGCAAGACTTGCCGCGATTTGTTAACTAGTCATATCACATCACAGCTAGTCACAGATTAATTCCAGTCAAAATGAAGTGGTTCTTTTTTTAATTTAATACCGATATAGTATCGTCCATCGCTTCTATGTTCTTTTGGAAGTTTCTTAGTCATTTCTTTGCCAAACTTAGTCATTGACATTAAGTGTTCATTGGAATTTTTAGCCCAATCACGGTAGCAATCGTATAACGGTCTAGCTTGAATGCTATAACCGCCACCTGCAACACAGCACTCATCAAGGAATGCTTCAAGCGGATCCATACTTTGTCTGTATGTTCGCGATGCATCCCTGACTTTATCAGGATCTTTAAGACCCTCTCTCTGCCACATGATTGCACCCTGAACGATCCAATTTAAAATTCCAGTCCATTCAGATCTCAACTTGTTTTCCAAATTTTTATCAACTTTGTTTTCTGGAATCTGGACATTGAATGGAATAACTTTTAGTCTGCGCCAGATACCCTCATCAGTACCTCTGATAAATGGTAAGTGGTTAGTTGCCATCCAGATTTTAAATTTAGGATCATATTCGAATTCTTTACCGTAAAGAAACCGTGCTAGAATTTTATCTCCACCGGTCAATTGCTTAACTAGTGATTCGTCTAAGCGACTACCCTCATTAGCTTCAGAACTGGTTACTAACCTGGTATTTTCCAATCGGGCAATGTCAGAATTAGCACTCCCTCCCGAATTGTGGACGACAATGGATTCAACTGACATTTGTTTAGCATAAGAACCAAGAATGTTTCTCAAAGTATTAATAAATACTGATTTACCATTACGACCAGTACCAAGTAGTAAAAACATTACTTGTTCTGCAGTGGAACCAGTAGCAGAATAACCAACAGCTTTTTGAATGTAATGAATTAATTCTGGATCATGATTAAAGATTTGATCTAAGAAGGTTTCCCACATTGGAGCATCAACATTGTCTGAGTACTCTGCTGTAGTTTGCTCACTAAACATCATCTTGATGTTGTGATCTTTTAACTCACCATTAGTTAAATCAACATATCCGGATTCAGTGTTTAGAATCATATTGTCATGATCAAACAAACCGTGATTAATCGTGACGTATTTTTTAAATTCATCGATCATATGAACTTTGGCCATATGAGAGCGAGAGTCTTTGATAAATTTTCGCCACTCATTCATGATCTTGCTGCTATCCGTTTTAGTTGAAAAACTATTATCTGGTTTTTCAGTTTTGATTGAATTAACAACTTTTTCTGCGGCTAGCTCAATGTGTCTGCCGTTATCTGGTTCCCAATATGATCCATTATAGAAATACCACTGCTTGTCATCAGCTAAATACCGGAACACTTCACCGAATTGGTCATTAAGTCTCTGTCCTCTCCCCGTATCATCCCAGGAACGAGCAGGCTTTTTCTTTTTTGGCTGATTCCATGCAAAAGTTAATTTAGGTTTCTTACCATTCTGCTTAGGATCATAAATGTTTTGTGTGTCATTGATAGCCCTATTTAACAGGGATGTTCCATAAGTAGTGGCACCGCGTTTTTCATCGTATTTTTCTCGCATCAAAGTACTGTTTCGAAAAATAGTATCCATCTTGTGAAAGTCACGTCCACACCAGAAGGCAAGATCATTAGCAAATGCAAGATCAGCTTCAGATTGAGAGCCGTAAAATTGTTCCCAACCGCCCTCCATGAACATCTTGAATCGTGTACCAATACTTGAAGCCTCAGCTTTTTTAATAATTTCAGGAATTGAAAGATCAATTGCAGAAATCTCAGTATCACTGACTGTGTTTGGAATTTTCTTTTCCTTGCCAAATAGAAAATCGTAAAGCGTCTGCATTTCAGAATCATTGAGCGATTGAACTCCAGGTGGGCTAATTGAATTACCAGTTAGTGCAAAGAAACGTCCTTTTTGATACATTTCAAAATTTCCTTTTCTTCTGCGTCTGCCTGGAATCTTGCCTTTAAAGATTGCATGGATCCCGGTACCACTTTGTGATATTTCCATGTAAGTCCCTTTAGTTAATTGTTTGAATTTATTAACTAAGTTGTCTGGAGTATTGTCACCTTGATGCCAATCGGATATATCATCTTGAATGTGATCAATATCCAAGCCTACATAGCCATTAGCAAAGTAAAACGCTAAGCCGTCTGCATGTGCATTTTCTTGCAATGCTTGGTAAGCAGTATCAAAATCAGACCATGTATTAGGGTCATTTGACTTACCGGTTCTACCAGTATGCGGATCAAGTGGAATTTTAGTGTTTTTCTTTCGCTCCGGCACCCATTTCAAATGAAACAAGCCCCATTGTTTCAATTCTTTTAACTCATTAGGAATCGTTTTTTCGTAATGTGTGAATTTTGCCACCTATTAATCACCTCCACATTACATAAATGATGTAAGCAATCACGAGTAACAAACATAATCCACTAAGGATAATTTCTATTTGCATATTCATGATTAGAATGGAATATCCGCATCACTTAACTCAGTGGCATTTGCATCACCGCGCGTACCTTGGAATGGATCATCTGCTGCAGGCTTAGCACCTTGCTTTGGATACTTGGTTGGATGCCATGAGTTAGTGAAAGTACTGTTTTGTTTACGTTTTTCACCTTGATATTCGTTCTCACCAAGTGAAACGTAAATTCTAACAAACTTGCCTTCACAAGCTTTCATCAAGTCATCTTTACCTTTGATGTACTTGTCAATTTGTGCTTGAGTTAAGCCAATTGCATCAGCGATATTTGCTAAATCCTCTTGGCTGTACTCACCTGAATCTTGACCGGTGTTAGGATCTTTAGCAGTCCATACATTAGCAAAGTAGTGTCTGCCATGTTCCTTAGCATTGGTGTCTTTAAGTTCAGGTACTTTATCCAAATCATCACGAATTAAGAAATCGAATTTCATGTATTCGTGACCACCCTTACTTGCATCACCAGTAACTTTACTGATTTGCATTTCGTAAATTCCTTTTGGAATCAAATTTGATTTGTCGTTTGTTTTTTCTTTTAAGTCAATAAAACCCATTGTTAAATAAATCCTTTCTGTTTAGCTACATGCCATGCCCATCCTGGTTTAAAGTGATGTGCCTTTCCGTACATAGCTAATTCTTTAAAACTGGTTAGTTCGCTAACCTTTTTCTTTGCAATCAAATCAATATGAAATTTTTGTGCTTTGATTGCTCTTAATTCTTGATCTTTCTTCTGTTTCAACTTTCTGATCTCAACTGAGAAATCATGACCACATAACGGGCAAGTAACATCACTTGCTTCAATTACCGCAAAACATTCAGGACAAGTTTTAATTGCTGGCCCATCTGCAGTAGTTCCTTCTTTGCGTGGATGTTTCTCCCAATCTTCTAGCGACCAGTGAAAGTCACTATCAGGCAAACCGAATCTCTCAAAATTGCCGACTTGATCAATGATTACAGCATGTTTATTAGGTTGATATCGCATGGCTCTCATGGCTTGCTGTAAGTAAACTACTAAGCTTTGCGTTGGCCTTAGTAAAACAACGCATGAACAGTCCGGCACATTGAAGCCCTCAGAGACCAAATCAACGTTACAGAGCACTTTTATTTTGCCTTGCTTAAAACTATCCATGATCTCCTCTCTCTTCTGTGTGGGCGTGTGAGAGTCAGCATGGACGGCATTTATTCCAGCATCTCTAAATTCTTGAGCGACAATTTTGCTAAAACTAGTTGAGTGACAATAGACAATCGTTTTACGATTCTTGGCAAATTTAAGCCAAGATTTAACAATATCACCATGAATAATAGAGTGCGTAAAATCGTCCATAGATTGTTTTGTGTAGTCACCAGTAGAACTATGCTTAAGAACATTTTTATCGCCTAGCTGGTAGCCGTAGACGGTAAATGGAGCAAGTTTATGATGCTCAATTAACCACTTAGTAGTTGGTCCTTGAACCATAGCGGAATAAATGTCTTTGAAGCCTTTACCGGATAGCCGCCACGGGCTTCCAGTAAAACCAAGTCTTGGAACATCAGAGTAGTAATCAAAAATCTTACGATAAGTTTTGGCCCGTGAGTGTTGAGATTCGTCCACAATTAATAGATTTGGTTTAGGAAGTATTCTTAATCTATTTGCGACTTTACCAACGGTCATAACTGTACAACGACTCATATCAACATTTTGTTGAACAAAAGATTCTTGAATTTGTTTAACTAATTCTTGTCTATGGACGAAAAATAAAACTCTGCCATTTTTACGTGTGGTTAAACGGGCTATTTCACTGATTACAACTGACTTTCCAGAACCAGGTGGACTTACAATGAGTACTCCTTTATGTCCCTTAGCCAGCTCAATTCTTGCCTGATTGACTAACTTTTGTTGATAATCAAATAGTTGAAGCATTTAATCCTCATCTGAATCATCAAGAGAATCCTGTGAATCGTTAAAAAGATCATGAAACATTTGACTCATCTCATTGCCTTTCATGAGATCTTGATAGGTGTTCTTAGTCTTCATTTTGGCTACATCAGCCAATCCTAATGCAATAAGAGGATCAGCAGCGCAGTAGAATCTAGCTCCATCTGGCGCTTTGGTAATAATCAAAATGTCCGTTGCACCATTTTCTTCAATATCCTTTTTGGCAGCTTCAATCTTGTCTAGCATTTGTTTCTTTTCCATTTTTTTAGCCTCTTAATCTATCCTGATAATTCCTTCAGGACACTTACTAAAACCGTCAAAGCACTCTTTCAAAATTGAGTTGCATACCTCAACGGTGCCTAATCCTTTTTCATGATCTACTTCAAACTTCCTGAAGTCTTTTGGATCAGAAGTAAGGAAAGCCATACTTGCCCAAATAGGTTTGATCATGTCACGCGCTTGCTTGCCTTGCCAATCTCTAGCCCAACCACATGGAAGATGATCCATTATGTTTGAATAATTCCAGGAACAATGAACGCCTTCCCAAATTTCATCATGTGGCGGTTCAGCATCAACTAAGCTAATCCAGTAACTCATGATTTACCTCTTTTAATCGAATCAACTGCTTTGTCTAAGTCGGACTTCTCTATCTTGAATAAGTCCTTAGCTTTGCATCCTCTTCTATCATCTAGACGATTCTTAGCATAAATATCTATAGAACCTTGTAAGATAATTCCACGTTCTCCAGATTGTGTTTTTTGAATCATCCTTCCAACTAAATCGCAGTTACCCATTAAGTAATCTCTTGGATTAGGTCTAATATCTGGACCGTACTGCATAAACTCTTGACCACTTGGATCAGTGATCTTGTTTTGTGTTTCCCAAGCTGTTACTAGAATATTGACATCCCACTTAAACGCATAAGCAATGAACCGTGTGATATAAGTACTCCATTCACCGTAATCGGAAATCTTGTTGTCTAATCCGGTCTTAGTTTCTCTAGCTTTTTCAACAAAGAACAATTTCTGTAAATTGCTGATGTTATCAATCACTAAGTTGTCGTACTGATCTGGATCAAATACTTCACTAAATTTGTTTACATCCTCAATTGGCTTATTTGGATCAATCACCCAAATATCGTTGTTACCTTGCCAAAATGGAATTCTTCTAAAAGAATTGTCCAAACTCAAGAGGTAAGTTTTACCTTTCAAGTACTTACTAAGTGTGGTCTTACCTACACCCGGCACACCGTAAACAAGCCAGCGGTAGTTTTCCTTAGGTGCATTATCCCAACTGAAAGCAGGCATTATTCCTCACCTGCTCTCTTAATGATCTGTCTCACTCCCTCAAGACTGTGGAGGACGTTGCGAGTAATGACTTTTTCATTTTCTTCAATCATTAATTCTTTGAAATGCTTGAATTCTGATGTGTTCATGACCGCTTGATAAGCTTGTCTAATGTCTCCGTCTGAAGGAAGCATTTCCCACTTACTGGAAAACTTTTCTGCAGCCTCGTCATGAATCATTGCTTTAAAATCATCTTCATTAATCATCGATATCAGCCTTCTTTCTTAATGCTTTTTGATAGATATCGTTTTGAGCATCAGTAAACATTGCTTGTAACACTGCAGTAAAAGTTTCAGAACCTGATGCATGGAAATTGGTTGGGTTATCTGGCTTATTTTTCTTAAGCCATCTCACTGCTCCATCCCAGGTCTTACCTTTAACTCGTGAATGGTAGCTAAGCCAATTTGTCCAGTCTTGGATATCTTTTTGAGTTTCAGTAATCCAAACTTGGAAGTTTGTCATATCTTTATCTTCCATAGCGCATATCCTCACCATCGTAATAATCAATTAAGAAATCTTTTAATTCCTCATCGTCATCGCAATTACTCAAGAAATAGTGATAAGCGTCAACAATGTTTGTAAAATCTCCACGCTTTACAACATCATCTGGAGCATCTTCTAACTTCCTAAGGATGAATTCCAAGTAAGTGTCATACTCCTGTTGATAACCAATACCGCAAACGTGGTTAGTTTCATCAATGACAGTTAAGCAATCTTCACCTTCAAACTCTTCACGTTCTTTTTGAAGTCTGATGTATTGACGCTCTCTCATCATTTCTTTAGCTGATTTTGTTTCCAATTTTTGTCCTTCCTAGCAAGTTCTGCTGAGTAAGTGACGACTGGAGTTGTTGCCCATAACTTGTCTCTTGTCTTTTTTACTGAGCTTCATTTTTCCTCCTATAACAACTCTGCTACCGCTGACCAGAAGTCATAGCAAATTAGGCTAAAACCTAAAAGCATAATTACTGCTAACAGTGTTAAACCGATTTTTTCTGAGCGGCTTTCTTGATCCGTTACCGGCTTACGATTCCACTCAATATCTCGTCCTGTCATGTGTTGCCTCCTACTTAACTAAGAAGTTATCTCGCTTAATTCGTTCAATAGCTTTATTTGTATAAAGCCATTGCGGAACTTCTTTATCCGAACTAGCTGATTTACTGTTAACCCATTTGCCATATTCATTTTGGCCAGGTTGTTCAGCCTTCAGCCCCAATGCTTTAGCAACATGTCCTACTCTCCAGCCGGTTATGTTTAAGCTTTCACCAACCTCATTTGCTGTGTAGTATTTTTCTTGCATTACAGGTAAGGTCATTTCACCAGTAATAGTTGTTGCGGCTTTAGCTAACAGATTTTGCTTTAAATCACTTTCATCAGATGCCATTGCGATTTTGTAAAGCAGAGTAGCTTTCTTTACTTTTGAATTTTCTTCCATAATTGAAAGACGTTTTTTCTTTTCATCGGGGATGTAAGAACCTGTCTTTCTGATTTGTGGAAGTACTCTAGAAGTTACCCAATGTTTAAATTTCTTAGCATTTGGCATCTTGCTGTCAAAAATCAATGAGTACACGCCAGATTCATTGATGACCATTTTGTTACTGAAGTCATTTTTATCCGTCCAAAGGCTTATGCATGAATCGCGGTAAGCCTTGTAGCTCAAGGCTTTTTGATCTTCTTTATCAACATGCTGGCTCAAAGTTGCTGATAAATTCTTATAGCCCAAAATTTCAGCGACATCTTTACCAACAAACCATGGTTCATTTTCAATTTCCAAAGCTCTTACATTGCTTTGCTCAAATTGAAAAAGTTGAATTGCGTTTGTCATGGTTACTTCTCCTTTCTATGGAAGCAAGATTTTGTAGTCTACTCCCAAGTAATCGGCAACTTTCTTTAAAGTTGAGATCTTTGGTTCATGCTTTTCCCAACGATAAATGGCATTTTCGCCAACACCTGATTTTCTTCCAATTTCTTTCAAGTCCTCATTCCGCATTTTCCCTAAGGTCTTGATTGTTTGAATTGTTTTTTCAGACATGATTTCACCTCTATTGATAAAATAAGTTGCACGTAACTATCAAAAGTGATACTATCTAGGTATAAGAAATAAGGCTAAGCGAATAAAGTTATTATTTCTTAACTAGGCAGTTTATTATTGTTTTAATAGTATTTATGCTGTCCTGTTCCTTCAGGACAATTTAAATAATACTACCATTTTTGATAGTTGTAAAGCACAAATGCTATCGTTTTTGATATTTATTTTATTTTTTACTTCAAAGCATTGGTAGGACGGTATTATGAGTGTTTATGAAAATATAAAAGAAATAGCCCAAGAACATGGACTAAGCATAAAAGAAGTAGCAACTAAAGCTGGTATTGGTGAAAATAGCATTTACAGATGGAGAACTAGCAATCTATCTACTGGCTCATTACAAAAAGTTGCAGATGCTCTCCATGTGGACGTGAATGATTTAACGGTAAAGGATGATGAAACACCGGAGTTTAGAACTATTCAAAGAAATGCTAAGAAATTGAATCGGAGTAATCAAAAGAAGTTGTTAGATATTATGAAAGCAGCATTTGGAGACGCCTATGGAAATGATACAAATAAATAAGCCCAATTATAAAAAAGTTCAACAAACTGCATATTCTATTTTGGAAACACATCCCTATTTTTTTAATATGAGTTTTCCAATAAGTCCAATAGATATAATTCAAAACGTCCCAAACATTAAATTAGAAACGTATTCTAATTTAGCAGTATTAACTGAAAGTTCTAATGATGAAATTGCAGAGATGCTAGATAGTGAAGAAGGATCTACTTTCTTTGATCCTACTCAGAATAGATATGTAATTGCATTTAATGAAAATCGTAACGAACATAGGATTAGATTTACGCTTGCACATGAACTAGGGCATATTTATTTGGGTCATTTATTAGAAAATGCGCCAGATGATTTATACAAAATACAAGAAACTGAAGCAAATTATTTTGCAAAAAGATTATTAGTACCTCAACCATTTATTTGTAAAGCACTAGAAATTACAGATTTACAAACTTTGAATACGAGTGATATTTCAATTCTCTTTAACGTAAGTATGGAAGTGGCTGGATATTCAATAAATAATTACAATTGTCTTCCCTTTACTCCTAGAAATGATGAAATGTGTAAGCCTTTTATTAAAGGAATTAATAGACAAATGACAATTTTACAGATGGCACATCGTATTAGTCCATCTGCTTAATCGTCCACAGAGCCGTTAAACCTGATATAGATGTGGAGGAACAAAGAAAATTGAAGAAAAAAGTTTTAACCTTGTTTTTAACTTTGTTTGCTGTTACAGCATTGGGAATGTCATCTAATGTTCAAATGGCACAAGCTAAAGTTAAAACAACCAAATATACATATGTAGATAAGCATTCCATTATTTATGGAAATAAAAAAGGCCATATGTGGATTCGTAAAGTCTATGGTTATCGTATGTTAGACATCGATGGTAATTATGAGTATTCAAGAATTATTGTTACTGGTATTTTTACTAACAGAAGTAAACATAATGTTTCACCTTTAGACTTTTTTAATCAGCATTTCAAAATGTTTCAAGTAACTAAAAATGCATGGCACGATCTAGATCCTGAAGGTCCTATTCCTGATGCGCCCACTGATTATTTTGATGAATTAGGTAATGATGGTATTAGTCATGTGAGACCACATAAATATGTTGAATTTGCTTTTTCTGATGATGACGTCCCTGTAAAGCTACATAAACATCAAAAAATAGTAGTAAGAGCATATCATGATGCATATCTTCCATCTAAAAAGTTAGCAACTAAGACATTCAAATTAGGTGGTATCGAAAGCACTATGAGTGCTGATGATTCTGAAATTTTAGCTGAAGAAGACGACTAACTTAAACACAAAAAATCCCACCTACCGCTGGCACGGTAAGTGGGACAACACTAATTAATATTGAAATGTAATTAAATAGTATAGACGAAAGGCACCGACTGGCATCGGTGCCTTTCGTCTACCCTATTTTAGCAAAAATATGGGGTAAATTAAAATGGCAATTTATAAACGTGGTAAAGTTTGGTATGCACGTCTGTATTGGCGCGATAAAACTCAAAAACGACACTCTAAATCCAAAGGCGGTTTTAAAACTAAATCGGAAGCAAGTGCTTGGTATGCTGAAACTAAGGCTAAATTAGTTAAAGGCTATGATGTTAAATCTAATCCTGTTTTAGTTGACTACTATTGGCATTTTTATAAGACGTTTAAAGAACCTAAATTGCGCCCAAGTACTAAGAAAACCTATCATACAGCACTAATGCCTTTGAAAAAATATTGGCATCAAACAAAATTGAAAGATATAACTCACGATGATTGGCAGCAGTTTATGAATTGGATGGGTCAACGATATGCTAAATGTTCCGTAAAAAATATCATGCTGCTATCTACAATGCAATTGATGATGGTATAATTAATCGTGATTTCACTCAACGAATCACGATCACAGGTACAACTAAACGAACTCGTTTAGATAAAGTCCGTATGCTCTCTGTGGATGATATTGAGCGACTAATTAAATTAGCAAAATCAAGACGCAGAATTACTCAAAAAGCAGATGCAACTAATCTCAAAGGAAATATATCGGATTATGTAATTTTAACTATGATCTTAACGGGTATGCGTATTGGAGAATGCCTGGCTCTGAAATGGCATAACTTACATTATGATACTTCCACAATCGATATACATCATGAATATGAAAGTGATTCACATCATCTAGGTCCTACTAAAACTCCTTCTTCATATCGTACTATTACTGTAAATTCTCAACTTCTAGACATTTTAAAAGAGCTTAAGGTCAATCATACTGATTATGTATTTGGCGTCTCTCAACGTAAATTACCACCTGCTAGGAACAGCGTTGATCATGAACTTATTCGCATGATGAAAATGTTAAATATTCCTACTGATGCTTTTTCCAATCATATGCTAAGACATGCTCATGTAGCATTATTACTTCATTGGGGTGCTAGTATTTATGAAATTAGAGACCGTATGGGTCACTCAAATATCACAACCACTCTTAATACTTATGGTTATTTAATTAGTGAGTCAAAGCATGAAAACACTAAGTTAATTACAGATAATTTTTCAAAATTTATATAATAAGTGTGTGTCACATTGTGTGCCACACACTTATTTTTCTTCTAAAAAATATTTTCAGTTTCAAGCTTAAAATCAACAATTGGTGTTGCTCCCACTTCAATTAGCCGGTTAGGACCCTCAGATAATGGACTCGTTATTGGACCAGGAACAGCATAAACATTACGATTTTCCTGTAAAGCTAAATTAGCTGTAATTAGGGAACCTGATTTTTCTTTAGCTTCCGTCACAATCACACTATCACTAATTCCCGCTAATATACGATTGCGTTGAGGGAAACGAAATGGACGTGGCGGAGTATCAGGTAAGTATTCACTAATAATGAGTCCTTTGTCAACTATTTGATCTTGCAGTCCATGGTTTTGACTTGGATAATAGTGATTTAAACCGTTACCGACAACTGCAATTGTCTGCCCATTATTTTTTAAACACGCACGATGAGCAAAACCATCGACTCCTTTAGCTAAGCCGCTGGCGATGGTTAAGTTACTTGCCACCAAATTTGGCATTAAGCGGTCAATCACCTCTTGACTATAATGACTAGCTAAGCGTGCACCAACAATCGTTACAATCTTGCTCTTTAACAAAGAAACATTGCCTCGTGCAAATAAAATCAGCGGTGGTTGATAAATTTCACGTAATCTATCTGGATATTCCTGATTAAAGAAGCTAATTACCTGACATTGCTTTTTAATTCGTGCCACTGTCTGATCAGCTTGCTCATCATTTAATGCCTTAAAGGCGGCGGCCGCTAAATTAAAAGGTAAATCCAACTTTTGTACAGCAGCACTATCAACCTCTTCTACATCAAGCTGACTTGCAATTTGCAAGAGCTTAACGTAACCAATACCCTTTTGCAATTTTAATTTAAGTAAAAAATCTGTTTTGTTCAT